AGATAATACAGTAAATGTACAAGACGTAGATATCTATTTAGATAATATTAATATATATGCTGATGAATATATAAATACTGTATTATGTATATCACCAGATAACGAAAACTATAAGAAAGAAGTATCAGATAGCTTTGTAGATATGATTTTTTATATTGCAGATCATATACAAAAGCCAAGTAATGACAATATAGAGCTATTAGATAAAATGTTTAATACTTATGTGAGATTATGTAGTAAATATCATGTATTACCAACTTTAGAAGTATTTAGCTTTTTAGTTGGGATTAATCGTACAACGTTTACTGATTGGATGAATGGAGTGTATAGAACAAACTCGTCACATGGTGACACGGCTAAAAAATGGTTTGATATTTGTAAAAACTGCGCAATCAATAGATTGCATAACCAGACCGGAACAAATGCGAATTTGATATTTGTTGCAAAAGCCGCATACGGCATGGCAGAAACTGCACCAGTGCAAGCCGCGCAGCAGTACGGCGTACCACAGCAGACCGCGCAGCAGATCGCAGAGAAGCACAAAGCCGCTTTGCAGCTTCCAGAGATGGAAAAGCCGGAGTTATAACAGTAAAAATACTATATATTGTGATTGCGAGAAAATGGATTCTATATCTAGCAATACGCAATGTACAAATAGGGTACACCCTAAAAAGACATTCAATAAAACACTGCTTTTTGTGCAATATTACAATAGATTTTGTATAGCATTCCCTTGACCACTGCCGAAGGCATCCGAAAAACAGCGACCAGGCAAGGACAGCGGGTCCCATGGGGCGGTGGGCTGACTTGCCAGCGTCCGCACTGGATGACCGGGAGGGGGTATATATAAAACCACAGTCAGCGGTAGTTACCACCGAAACCGCCCGAAAAAACAAAAAAGCTCTCCTTAACATGGCAGTGATAGTGATTCGAACACGACAAGCAGTAAGCCTTAACTGTTTCTCTGCCATACTAAAAATAAGGCAATACCAAGAAAGGCGGGTACAACGAATGAATGATATGATGATTTTTAGCAATCCAGAATTTGGAAATGTAAGAACCACTGAAATAAATGGGATAATTTATTTTGCGGGAACAGATGTAGCAAAGGCACTTGGTTACTCAAAACCGCAAGATGCAATTTCAAGGCATTGTAGACACTCCGTGAAACATGGAGCAACCGTAACAGTGTCGAATCAATATGCTCAGTCTGGAACAAAAGTAGTAGAAATGAGTTTTATTCCAGAAAGTGATTTGTACCGTTTGATTATGAGAAGCCAACTTGAATCAGCAGAAAAATTTGAAGAATGGGTTACAGCTGATGTTCTTCCATCTATCCGTAAAACCGGAAAATACGAGATGGTTCATAAACAGGACTCTTACCAGATTAGTGATCCGATAAAGCGTGCCGAGAGATGGATTGAAGAGCAGAGAGAGAAACAGTTACTTGAACAGAAAGTACAGGAACAGAAACCTAAAGCTGATTATTTCGACAGTCTGATAGATAATAGGCTTCTTACAACTTTTCGAGATGCAGCAAAGGAATTCCACATCCCACCTAAAGCGTTTACTAAGTGGCTTACGGAAAATGGTTATATTTACCGTGATCGGCATAATATTATCAAGCCTTATGAATCGTATAGGAAAGCTGGACTTTTCCAGATGAAAGATTTTTCAACACCGTTTGGCTATTCAAACGTCCAGACATACATAACCGTAAAAGGAAAAGAGACATTTAGACTGTTACTGCAAGGGCAAGGATTGATTAGAAAGTAAAAAAAAGAGAACCATTAAGGCTCCCTTTTGATATCGTCAGTTGTTAATTTGATTAAGACATCTGGTTTAGGTTCGATTATAAGTTGACATTCCAGGAAGTCAAGAATCTGAATTAACTCATCGGCAGATATACTTCCTCTCGAAAATTTGTTTGCAAGAGATTGTGGAAGCATACCCAGATGGTTAGCTAATTGAACGCTGGTGACCTTCTTCATTTTCATAATTTGTTTTATTTTATCTGAAACCATATAAACACCTCCTATTAATGTAATCATAATCAAAACCGTTTAAACAGTCAATAAAAATATTCAAAAATGAATATAAAACACTTGAAACAATACTCAAATACGTGTATAATTGGCTTATAGACAAACGGGAGGAATTATACATGAAAATAGGTTATGTGAGGGTATCAACAATAGAACAGAATGAATCAAGACAGATTGAAGCAATGAAAACAGATGGTGTTGAAAAAATTTATATGGATAAAAAATCTGGGAAAGACTTCAATCGTCCAGAGTATCAGAAAATGATTGCTTCTCTTCAAAAAGGTGACATTCTGGTAATCCATTCGATTGACCGACTTGGAAGAAACTACGAAGAGATTATTGCTGAATGGAGAAGAATCACAAAAGAGATTGAAGCAGATATTATTGTACAGGATATGCCGTTGCTTAATACTACGCAAAACAAAGACTTGACAGGAACATTGATCGCAGACATAGTTTTGCAGCTTCTCTCATATGTAGCACAAAGAGAAAGAGAAAATATTCGGCAGCGACAAAAAGAAGGCATTGCAATTGCAAAAGTCCAGGGCAAATATAAAGGTCGTGCCAAAAAAGAGATAGATAAGGAACTTTTCAACGAAACTAAACGTAGCTGGCAAAGAGGGGAAATAACAAAAGTACAATTTGCCGAGATTATGGGAGTTTCAAGAAGCACGCTATATAAACTTTTAGAGGGTGATAAAAATGATTGATTTCACAAATAAGTGCATTGTTACAGAAAACAATGTTGAATCAGAACAGTTGCTTAAAAAAGCAATAGCTCAAGGGTTCAACTTGCCAAAAGGCCAAAAAGCAATGGAATCACATAGATATTTTCATTTTATTGGAAGTCCATATAAACATGTTGTGGCTCCTTATGAAGTAAGTTCGAGTGATTTCAACAAAGCGGTTAGATATTCGGAGTTGTTTGGTGATGAGCAAGAAGAGCTAAGAAAAATTGTTGATTCAGCTGCAAGATGGTGCCGGGCATATGGATATGAACATTTGAATGTATATGCAAACGAAGAGCTTGAAAGTTATACTGGAAAGGCAATCGCAAAGACAACAGACAATATCATACAGCGTGCTTATGTCGAAATAAAGAAACCACGCAAACTGACTGTTTCAGAGTTGGAAGCATACTTAGGATATCCAATTGAAATTGTAAGTTGAGGTAAATGCTCATGAAACCAAACCCACAATCCGAATCCATCCGCATCCGATTTTCCGAAAAACAGAAAAAAAGGCTCCTGGAAGAGAAGAACCGAACAGACAGGAGCGTATCGGATATTGTGAGACAGGCAGTTGATGAATATTTTGGGAGGAAAAGACGTGCTTAAATTTTTCTCAAAAAATAAAAAAGGCGTTTCCGAAACAAAACAAGCATATGAAAATGTCGGACAGGAATCCCCGGAAATTCGGAAACTGGTGAAGCCAATTCACGCAAAAGCAATATTAGCTGATGGAAGATTGTATGATACTCAAACTGCCACATATGTTTGTGAATATGGAAATCTTTCTTTGTTTGTTACAAAGAATGGCAGATGGTTTGGTGCAAAATCAAAATCTGAATTAGCTGGTTATAGTGTTGATGAAAACGGAGACAGAACCGCCGAGTACAGAGTGATGTATTATGGTTTGGAATGTATTGATAAAATTTTTGTGATGCAACATCTGTGGTATTACAACCATAAGCTTTACAAGAAATATTTCGGGGAGGTGGAAGAAGGATGAATTGTTTTTTATACATCATTGGGAATGATGTTCGTAAATGTGAAAAAGAAGAAGATATTCCAAGAGAAGCTATTAGAACACTTAAAGTACAAAACGGAGAATTATTTTCAAATGAAAACGGAGAATGGAAAAAGTTATTCATGCCGGATGCACCAAAAAGTGATAATAAGGATAGTTTTCCAGAATCTCCCATTGATGCAGCCTCTATGATTATCAATGCCACAGTAACTTGCGAACTACCAAATGAAGGTATTCCACTTTCCCCACTATTGGAGCAGAAAACATGGGAAATTCCAAAATACAACATTCTACAGTTGGAAGAGATTGCGAAACACCTTCTTCTCTACTGTGAAACTAAAAGAAAGGGGTACGAAGATGCCTTTAGTAAAAATCACAAACCCCAACCCCTATGATTGGCGTGGAACAAAATATTTTATTGATGGAAAAGAAGTTCCGAGAGTGAGATCAATAGATTTTCATGTAGCTGTAGATGAAATTCCGGTATTTGAATTTGAAATGGCGGCTGTTCCAGACATCGAAATGGAGTGTTTGACACAAATTAGTGTCACTTCTCAATCAATTACTGATGCAATTTCAGTTTTAAGGCACGAATTACTACAACATGGAGAAATTTACAATGGCTTCAAATCAAGCCTAAAATCGGCTTTAGAATCCTACAATTACTGCGGAATGCCATTTGAGCCAGAAGAAGAGATTGCAGAAAAAATTCTGGACTTTTTAATTGGGGAGGAAAAAGAAAATGAATGCACTTAATGTAATTGGAACAGCTGTAAATCTTGCATTTTTCGTTCTGGTTCTTGCTGGAACTTTAGCCATACTGGACGAAGAAGGAAAGACAAACGTAATACAGATTTTATTCTGCATTTGTTTAGAAATATGTTTTGCACTGAATATTTTCTTAATTTGCACGAGGTGACAAATGTATTTACCGATTCCAATTGGAATTATCCCGATCGAGTTAATCGAGAGGGTTAAATTCATAAAAGCACCGCTTCGGCTTAATCCATGTAGGCTCGGGAAAGCCTATGAAAGTGATAAGTCGAGGCATCCAGAGTAGCGAAAGCTCTTATTGATGAATACGCCAGGAAT